GAAGAGCGTAGATGTAATTATTTGCCCCAGCAGTTCCAGAAGCTGTCACCCCTGTGATAGTAGGAAGGCCAGAGGTCCTTACTTGAAAAGCCCCAAGGTTATCTTTAAAAACTTTCATAGGCCTTGGGTAAGCGTCACTTGTTAAGTAAACGTGACCATTCCAGGGACTGTACGACACGTCACTGTTAGCATCGCCTAAGCTAAATACATCGTTTCCTGATGGACCCTGAAGTGTGGCGTAGGCTGAGGGGTTTCTATAATATACTTTTTTAGCACTTTGAATTAGTAGCTTTGTGGAATTATCGTAGTTTATAAGGCTACCGATTCTTGAAACACCGGCAGGGATTTGTCCGTTTGTAAGATCGTCTATTTCAGATCCTGGGCGTGTGATCATTGAGCCGTTGGATTGAATAACGAAGTTATCTAGAAATGCAGCCTTTTCTAAATTATTAGAAAACAAGTGGTCCGTGATCCCACCTACGAATCTGTTAATTTCTAGAGGCTGAGTCCCTAACATTTTACCCCACTAAAGCTGTGAACGAAACAGTGTTGTCATTAGAGAACACCTCAAACTGCGTAGCTGTAAGAATAGTTACCTTAGGAAACACGGCTGCGTTGTTCACCCTAAAGCTGAGTTGAGCTTTTGCTAAATCAAAGGCTGCAGGGACACTTACTGTTTGCTTGTACATCCCACCAACATCCGCGATCCACGAACCTTGCGGAACCACCACAACCCCAGACTCAATTGAACTGCCTGGAAGTTTGGCGGAGTTTGCCCCGTTATGCGTATGATCGTTTAATTGCTGGATGTCACTTTCAAGGGCTGGGAATACCGTAGGCCCTCTGTCGCCTGCATCTGGTTTTTTAAATCCATAGGAAAGTGTTTGCACGCTACCTCCGAATACCGACTAAAAGACCAAGGACAAAAGCTGTTGTTGTAAAGCTCGCAATACTTGCAGGGTCTTGCCACCACTCGTTTGAACACTCACGAGCCTTGCACTCGTTAAAATATCTTTCAGTGGACTCAAGGTTTAATTTAACCTCGTCACGCTCTTTAATAATGTCAGCTATTTTTTTAGTCTCTAGTACGTTTAAGCATTTATTCTGAGAGTTTGCTGTCGATGACATCAGAATCAGACTTACCAGAATACTTTTCATCAATTTTTTTAGCATTTCGTAACCTTTCGTTTTCTAACTCAAGATCTAAAATCTTAGCCTCTTGTTTGGAGGCCTGACTTTTTCTCATCGCGTAACCAAGACCAAAAGCAGCAATCGCTCCAGGCAGAAGCTCCAAAAGTTTTTGCACTAAGGAGCTTGTTTCTGGGCTCACAACTTTGGTTCTTTAAGACGTTGTAGTATTTTATCCACTACAAGAGCTGATTTCTCTAGAATCTCAGCTACTTTGTGGAATAAAGCTGCAATGTAGTAAAGAATAGATTCAGGCTTTGAGGTCTTAAGGACTCGCATACTCAGCTCTAAAACAACAGCTACTACAGCCACCAAAGGGCCGAGCTCTTTGTTTAGAAAAGCTAAGACTTGATCTAAAATTGATGGCAGCACTACAGGTGGAATAACTTCTTGTCCGAACGCTGCAAAACCTAGAAACAATAATCCAAAAATAAATAACCTCATAACTACTCCTTAGTTAAAATTCTTAATTTTGAGTGAGCCTCATCTATATCTTTTTGCATTTTCGGTAAAATATCTATGGCCTTTTGAAGATGCTCGATCTTGGTCTCAAGCTTTACCATAGCGATAGTGTTTTTCTCTAAAGCCTCTGTGTTCTTTTTATGTCGATCAAAAAGCATAGATATAACTTCTTTGATAACTAAAAACCCTAAGGCACTAACAATGACTATTTGATTTGCTTCGTTCATATAGTTTTCACCCAGTCTGGATAAAAAGGCATAATGATAGTCTGAAGATCTTTCCTATGATCGAACACTCGGATACGGGTACAAGCACCTTGTCTTTTAGCAATCTCTACAGTCACGGTTGTAGAGTCTCCTCCGCCTGCTTCGATAACCTGAAAATTATTAAGCATAAACGCCACGTGAGAAATTTCTTTTAAGCTTTTGCCATAGAAACAAAGAGCCCCAAACCCCTTTTCCCCAGGCGTGCAGCGAGATTTAAAATGGTCATATAGAGCCTGGGCATTCTGTACGCCTAAGGGGTCCATACCTAAAGTCTTTAAAATATTCTCTGTTAGCCCAGAACAATCCATGCCTAGCATAGGGTTTTTACCTCCCCATAAATACGGCGTGTTTAGGTAGGAAAGAATAATTTGCTTAGTCATTACTTAACCCCGACACAAAGAACATCAAACGCGAATGCTTGAGCTGCGGCACCTGCATTTGTATAAGTTTTTACGATTGTGTCTGAAGCTGTTGTTGTAGCTCCGATATATGCGGCAATCGCGAAACTCCCTATTGTAGGAAAACAAGTAGGTGCGGATGACCAGGCCCCAGCGTTAAAGCTGCAAGTAAAAGTTGATGTCGAAGTGATAGGACAGTTCCCGTTGATGAAGTCCGAAGTTTCCCCTGACACAACACCTGTATCACTGACAGAAGCTTTTTCAATTTTTAAAGAACCAAGAGTAGAAGAAAAAACACTTCCCACTAACTTTGGAGCATTTGCCGTAGGAGACTTCCAGCCCGATATTGGTACTGTAAATTCTAGATTAACAATACTTGAGGCGGCTATATCTGCTCCAGCAAGAGAGTAAACCGTATTCAAATAATCCATTTTAACAGTGTTGGACCCAGCGTACCCCACAGAAAACGCGCTTTGCGAGCTTCCTGTAAGAATAAATATACCCTGACCTAAAGAAGCTTGATTTGTTGTCCCTGTTAATTTTGAGGTGTCGATTGTCTGAGAACCTTCTAATGTGAAAGTAACGCTAGTGGACCCTGTTCCGGAAGATCCGTCTTTGGTGAAGCTGATCGCATAATTTGCTGAGTCGCCCACACGGCGGTATTTACAAGAACTTGTACCTGACCCCGTACCGAGACCGCTCACTGTAGTTGTGCAAGACTGCCAGTCTGTAATGGCTGGGTCACTTGATGAAGTAACAGCTACACTTGAAGTAGATGGGTAAAAATAAACTTCAAAAGTTAAGTCTGCAGCCTCCGCATAAATCTCAGAAGAAACAGCCCCAGTTGTAGAAGTGGATTGAATATTAATGTCTAAATTAGTCTGAGAGGACACATACGCTAAAGTTCCAGCGAGCACTGGAGAAGTTGCTGCTGTATTTGTGCTTGTGGCCCCCACCCCTTGAGAAGCTGAAAAATTAATCCCGTCTGAAAATCTAAATAAGGGCCAGTTACCAGTGTCTGTATTATCTTTTCTAAAGTTCCCCAAAGCTTTTATAGAAAGTGCCCCCACACCTACGTAAGGAACCCTAAAGCCTGGTTTTTTAGTTGGTAACGCCTGTAAAACACCCGTAACTGTAGGTGTTGTGCAGTCCGTATCCGCAGCATAGTCTGCAAAGCTTCCGTTATTGGCTTGCCAACGACAGCTTGCAGCCCCTGAGTAAGTCAATGTTCCTAAGAATTTTGCTTGAGCTACTTGTGTAACCTTAACTTCGTCTAAGTAACAATCATCAATAGATATTGAAGGCTCGTTAGCCGCCACTGAAATAATTCTAGGGCGTATGCTGCCACTTGTTGGAAAAGGTGCGGTCACAATATTTACTGCGGGTGTAGAGCTTGAGCTAAGGACCACTTCGTTTAGAACACTTGTACCGTCATAAATCTGAAGCTTATGTGTAGCTACACCACTTGGTACTCTGATCAAGCAAGAAAGCTCAGCGTTTCTACCTTTTAGTCCGTTAGGAATCGTTAGGGCTGGTCCAGTTAATGTTTGAGCCGCAGCACTCGAATCCCAGGTAGCACTGACTTTACCATTTAAAAGCTCAGATCCGCTTGTAACAGTTGAGAATGTCCCACCACTTGCGGTCCACCCTACTTTTCCATTCTCAAAGCCTGAGTTTGAAAGTTTATTTTTTGCTGAGATGTCTGCACGATCAACGTCGGAGATTGCTGAAAAAGACGTGGATGCTGCAAGAATAGCAAAAATGTAGATACCAATAATTAACTTAAGCATAAACTCCCCTTTAACTAAATGAAATTTCTGTCGCATAAACCAAAGCTCGTAAGTCTTCAACCGCAGTATCAGTACCACGACCTAGTTCAACCTTTAATAAATCCCCTGCAGCCACGGCCACAGAGTTAATTGTTCCTGTAGAACTACTTAAATCCAAAACCACGTTTTGTGGAATGTCTACGGTTCCAGCACTTAAAGTAACTGCTGTGTTAGTAGATGTTCTTTGGTTCGTAGTAGAAGTAATCGCGTCCACTCCTGGCTTAATTAAAGTAGCCACTGTTTGAAGTAGGGCTGTGTTAGCATTTTCTGGAGAGTAAAAAGGAAGCTTTAAAGCTATAGGACTTCCAGCTACATAGCTTGCTGGAACTTTTACTAAAGCATAAAGTTTCTGAAGAGCCCCTTGGGCATATTTGTAGACTTGCTGTTGGTACTCAATTTCTGGAATTGGGGATATGGCGTCTTCAACCCACTTTAAACTCCCACCGCCACCGCCACCGCCTAGTGGAACCCAAGCTGAACCTGTGTCCACAAGAACTGTTGAACGATCAGTGATGTAAGCTATCCTCCCAGCGTTTCCGACAGCAGGCTTTCCAGAGAAGGTGTAATTCTCAGCTCTAAAGCTAAGTTGGTTTAGTGCTGTGGAAAGAGTGCCCTCAGATGTCGCATCGGCCCCAGCTAGGAATTGAAGAACCCCTACGGCACCTCTATGAAGTCTGATATTATCGTTAGCAGTTCCTGAGTTACCGATTACTGCTTTAGAATCATTTCTTAAAAGTGCTCTGATCAAAGAACCATCAGCAACTTTTACTCGTCCTTCAGCAGTGTTCCACCAAGCAGCCCCGACAATTCCTGACCACGCAGGATCACTGGAAAGATTTTCTAATTGTGCTCGCTCGAGCTGTCCATATATTCCAGGCATATTTCTACTCCATCCCTATTAATCTGAACGACCCAGCAGGCAGTGCAGGACTCACGGTCACTCGAACCTGTGTTGCACTAATAGCTTTGATCGAACAATAGATTCTGTCAAAATCATTTGCGTTATTATGAAGTGCCCAGATCGCGTTTCTTGCGTCTTGAATGCTAGCACTTACTGTGAAATCTTGTGTTGTCTGAACCCCGTCCCAAGTCGTGTCTGAAACAAACTTAGAAATCCCAGCCACAACCCAAGCAGCCCCTGTGTCTACGTATATTTTATTATTATCCATAGCGAAAGCTAGGCGGCCTATATTCTGAGCACTTGAGCTAGGAAGTGAGCCGGATGTGTAATTCTCAAGCCTTAGGCCTTTAAACTCACCCTTTGTGTAAACGTCTCTAAAGTAGTTACCAGATCCGCCAAGATCTGTCCCACTCCATGAACCAGAGTAACTGGCGTTCGTAAAAGGTCTGAAATGATCTTTTGTAAGAACGCTTCCTTTAGCTGCGTTTGAAGTACTTTCTAAAGTTAAATTTTCACTGGCAGCCGTGCCGCCAATAATACTTTGACCGCCAACTCTCCCAGCAAGCATCACAAATTGTGTGTGTCCTGCATCTGAAGTGGTTAATCCTGAAAGTGTGTTGTGCGTGATTTCTGTGTCTGGATTAGAAGCCACCCACTTAGTGCCATCATAAAACAAGGCCATTCCAGCAGCGACGCCTACGTTGATGTCTCTTAGAGATTGAAGCGTGCTTCGTGTGACTACTGTAGTGCCATCAGAGATATTTCCAGCTAAGTATAAATCTTTAAATTTTAGAGCTGACGAGCCTAAGTCAAAAGCATTATTTGAAGTAGGATTTACTGAACTTGAAAACTCTAGAACACCCGATCCATTTGGAGAAAGCGTAATATTTCCATTTAAGTTCTGTGAAGAAATGACATTCGCATCAAGGCGAAGATTGTCTACATTAAGCTGCCCTGTGACTGTTATAATCCCTGTGGTCGTAATCCCAAGAGTTGTCATAGCATGCTGAACGTCTACAATGCCCGTTCCGTTAGCAGACAAAACAAGATTTCCGTTTAAGTTTGTAACAGAAATCGTATTTCCTGAGAAAGATAAATTCCCAATAGCAAAACTTGTAGCTGTAAGTGCTCCGCAGGAAATTGATCCTGTGGTTATTAAATTATTTGATCCAAAGTTTATAGCGGCACTTAAAGAAGTAATTGATCCATTTGCAAACGTAATATCCGCAAGCTTTGAACCAACTCCAGCAAATAATGTTCCCGTAGTAGTTAGGTTTTCATTCCCGAAGCTAATAGCTCCGCTTGAGTCCGTGATACTACCACTGCCAAGTGCTAAAGTGCCAGCCCCTACAGTCCCAGAGAACACACCGTTCACAGCATTAAAATTACCTGTGGTAGTTAGGTTTTCATTCCCGAAGCTAATAGCTCCGCTTGAGTCTGTAATTGAACCAGAAGCCAAAGCCAGTGTTCCAGCGTTAGCAATTCCTGAAATCCATAAGTCTTTGAATTTTATGGCTGAGGTACCAACGTCATACGTTCCTGTAAGTGTAGCTCTAAAGTTATCATCAACCTGAACAAACCCTGTATGTGCCCCTACGCCATCACCTGAGTTAGCTCTTAAGGTAAGATTCTGTCCTGAAAGATTACCGCCATGAACTGTTTGCCCTGCAAAAATTGCAGTAACTACGTTACCTGAAACATCAAGATCAGATTTACCTTTTTGGTAAACATATAAGTCTTGCGTAACGTCTTGAAAAGCCGCAAGGATGGAATCCGTGCTCCAGTCAAAATCAAATACTTTATGCCAACTTGCTGAAACTTCGCCCTCACGCTGCTCCCAGCGATAACCAGCCTGCTTACCGTCCCCATCGTCTTGCACGACTCGGTAGTCATTTAAGGTGTTTCCTACAAGTGGGAGGGATGCTGGGTCTGCAACGGTAGCCTTGGCATTAGGGTATAAAACTTTAACGATCCAGTTAAACGCAGAGTTGATATCACTTACACCTGGAAGTGCTGGGTTGGCATAGGCAAAGTCCGATAAAGTATGTTTCAGCGGATGCTGTGCCAGGGTCCAAATTTCAAATCTATGTTTATCAAAAATCATGTTAGTACCCTACCGTAAATGATGAGTCTGGAACAAAAGAAGCGTCCCAAGTGGCTTCGCCTTCTTTTTTTCCACGAAAAATTGTAGATGTAGCATTCTGGTAAACGTATTCAGTAACCTTACACGGTGTACCCGTTTCAGCAAACACCGCCGCAGAGTAAATTCTAAAAGGTCTGCCTTCGGAATCTAATTCTTGATATTGCTTCGTAAGCTCGTAATCATTTGTTTTTATAAGTGCTGTCTTTGATCCTGAAGGCGTAGGAAGAACAAATAAAGAATCTGGAACAAAGCTTGTGTCCCACGTTGTGTAGCCTTCTTTTTTAGCTCTAACTATTGTTGTCGTGTCGCTTTGATATAGGATTTCTGTAACAAGGCATGGATCCCCAGTCTTTGCATAAACTGGGGCTGTATAAATCTTAGAAGACCTTCCAAACGCATCAAGAAGTTGGTACTGTTTTACGTACTCAAACTCGCTTGATTTTAAAAGGTCTGTCTTTGATCTCTCTAAACTCATCCTAAAAGCCTCAAATTTTTCATAGAGTCATACGCTGTCACAAGGTCAATTAAGCTCGTGTCGTCGTTAAAATTAACTTGCCTAAATATTCCTACAAAGACGGCGTACATTTCTGAACAATGAAGAACCCCATTTTTCATATGGAATTTTAGCCCTATCTTTAATACTTTTCTAACAAAGCTCTGCACAGCCATATAAGCAAGCTGTCCTACAGAGTAAGGAATATCCACCATACACGCGATAAAAACTTTTGCTTCACCTTCTGTAATTTGAGCAATTAAGATTCTATCTTTTTGTTCATATATTTTTTCCCAGTCAGACTTTAAAATATGCCTCGAAACAGGGGCTACTGATTCTAGAATTAATGGTTTTTCAAACTCAAACTCTAAAGACACATGAGAAAAAGGTGTGCCCTGAGCCCACATGATAGCCTTAGCACCTACTAGGTTATGGCCTCGTTTTGTAGAGCAAACAGCGTACACATTAATCACGGGTTTGCTCCCACCTGAATCGAGCGAATTGCAGCTAGTACCTGAAGCATCACTGTGTTTAGTTTTGTCGAACCAATAGTCTGTCCTGTTGTGGGGTGAACTAAAGGGATCGCCGACTCGCCGACTGCTGCAAGATCAAGATTAGCAGTTAAAGTTTCCATCTGCTGAAGCTCTCTCACAGAACCATCAGCTAATTTAACCGCCAAGGCTTGCTCAATAACTGCGGACGGAATGCCGCCTGTTGTTGGCCAGATCACCGTGATCTTATTTGCTCTAACATAAGGAACGCCCACTGCTGTAGAATCATAATTTATAGACATAAAAACTCCTTTAAAATGCTTTAAGTACAGTGTACCCAGCAACAACCAAGGTGCCTGCGACAGTTACGCGAACACGAAGTAGTTGTGCTTGTATATTTAACACTGTGGTTTGAGTCGTAGAGCTTGCCGCAGGAGAGAATGTAGCCCCAACCGCGTACCAAGTAGCTCCGTTATCGTCAGACCCTTCGATCTGAAGAGTGGCTGGGGTTGTGGCCGTTCCTATATTAACAACACACTGAACATTCTTAGCCATTCCGGTTGTTAAACTAGGAGTGACTGAGTTTAAAGTCGTCATTGAAATTGTTCGGTCTATGATCTGACGAAGTGGTGTGTACGAAGTTAAAGAATTTTGCAGCCTATGAATGGCGCGGGTGAAAGACGGAGTTGTTCCAGTAATTGTTTGCACGTAACGAACCCTATTCCCAGTTAGTGGGAACACAGGGGATCGGTACATGCCTGTTGCTGTGATTCTTGGGAAATCATATATGGCTACCCAGTTAGTGCCTGTGTCATCTGATTCTTGGATTTGAACGTCCATCGCAGGGGTTGTTCCTGTAACTACGGTAACTGGAATTACTACAGAGTAAGAAGACCCCGATCCTGGAGTAAACGTGGCTGATGTTGTTGTTGTAGTGATAGCAGCAGAAGCTTGATCTGTTACAAGCAGCGGTATTGCAGCATTGCTTGAAGTAACACTTGCTACCGCTGTAACTGAGGAAACAGTCGTCACGGTTCCAGAAGCAATCGTTGCTGTGGTTAAAAGATTGGCGGCTGTATTTTGTACTATCTGGTTAAACCCAGGGGCCCAAGAAGTTTGTGAAAATTTAGAGTGCGCCTGGATGCTCCCGCCTGTGATTGCTGTAACGATTCGTATTCTATGAAATCTGAACTGTAGTGGGAATGTATATCCAAACTGAGAAGCAGAGGCTGTGATGGCTGTTGTGATTGGGGCCCCAGTAACGGTGGATTGAATGAACACAGGAATTACTTGAAAGTTTACGTTATCATTAGAGCCTTCAAATATAAATGTCCCGCCCGTACCAGTAGACACTACTTGAACAAGGGCTGATCTATAGCCAGTGGTGTCTGTTGCTGCAGCCCCTGCTGTAGCGGTTAAAATATTATTAACAATAGCTGTTTGAGCCGCTTGTCCTGTTACAGAAAGATCTTGCACGTTCTCAGAAGAAAGTGTGACGCCTAAAGAAGTAGAAGCTGCTTGCTGACCAAGGGCCGTTGGAAGTCTTGTTTCTGTAGTGCTTACTGCGGATTGATCTGAAGAAATTACTACAGGAGAACTATTTGCCATGGTTTTTTGGCCAACCGTTGGTGTGTTCGTAGCAATCGTACTTAAAGAAGTATTCCCTGTTGTCTGAAGTGCTGAGGTGGACGCTCCTGTAGGAAGTGGTAAACTCGAAGCACTAATCGGTTGTGTAACACCTGACCCATCAACTGGCTGACGTCCAGAAACTAAGGCTGGGGTTTTAGAGTCAATACTTGAAAGACTTGTATTCCCTGTTGTCTGAAGTGCTGAGGTGGACGCTCCTGTAGGGATAGGTAAGGATTGGATGGCGTTAATCTCTAAACGCCCTTGGGTGTCTAGCTTAAAATGTCTTTTCAACCCGCCTGCATCAATACCTGACACAGAAACAGGATTTAAAACAGGCGCAGCACCCACTGCAGACTGACCAGATACTAATATAGAATCCACAGAATTAGAAAGGGACCAAACCCTGTCTCTTGGATCTACTTGAGTCCCACCTACAGTGACACCCACGTCTAGGGATCTTTGGCCGCCGTTGCTTTGAGAAGTAAGCCCGTTTCCAGCAGCATCAAAAATGTAAGTTCCTGGGGAGTACGCTGCTTGAGACAAACTTGAGAAAACAAAAATAAATGTGAACAGTAAAGTCCTTAACCGATATGCCACTCGCCCCCCTGAGCTATTAAAAATATTGAATCATATAAAAGCGGACCTGATAAAATAGCTTGTGAATTTCCATCAATTTTACCACTTGCCGTTCCCACAGTAACAATCCCAGACTGACGGCGTTTAATCCATATTTCAAGACCGTCAAGAACGGATGGGTCTGGGAGTGTTATTAAGATGTTTGTAGTGGCGTCTGAAACTATAAAATAATCCGTATCTAAAACATTGTAGTCTGCAGTTACTGAAATAACGGGCTTTAGAAAGCTTTGCTTACTGTTAAATAAAAGCCAATCGCTTTGTGAAAGATATCCATCTGTGGCGGCGTCTGCTTTAGGGATCTCTAAGTTCAAGTCCGCACTTAAATCCGCACCTCCTATAAGTGGTGCTATTGTGTTTATAAGTCTTGTGCTATCAACTTTTGATCCAAGCTTGGCGTCTGTGTCGTCGCGGAGTTCAACAAGGGCTGCTTGAACATTTACAGAAGTTAAATCCCCGTTGGGAGTAAATACTGTGTCAATAGCTTTTAAATTTAATTTACCTGTAACACCGTCTAAAACTTTTACCCAATCGGATGGGGTTGCTGACCCTATAGAAAGATAATGGTCTTTGTTCGAGGTGTTTATATAGTGATGTCCCGCCGCCGTTGGTACGGTGATCGGTGCGCCAGGTTGTTTAAAAATATGCTGCACTGACATCTTTAAAACTCCGTAAGTTCGTTGCCTAAATCATCGGTCAACTGTTCAAATAAGTCATCTGTCAAAAGGACTGGTTCTCCCTCAAAGGCTTCTTGCCAAACTGAGTAGCCTTCTTTCCTTCCGACAACTGCCAAAGGAAAAAGTCCAGAATACAAATACTCAACAACAATACAGGGTCCACCAACCTCAATAAAGGAGGGGGCTCTGTAAATTTTAGAAACCCTGTTCTGAGAATCGTACTCTAGGTACTCTTTATTAATCTCAGAACGAACAGTTTTTAAAAGTTCTGTCTTGCTGATCGAAAGCATAACACCTCAAAAGTCTTCAGGCCCCTTTCGGAGCCCAAAGATTTATCCTTAGTAGTTCGGGATAGAATGCATAATCGCGTTTTTCCAAGGAGAGGTACAAACCAATTCCCCAAAAAGACAGTGGTCTAAAACATAACTGTAACCAGAGGTAGCACGAATTTCGTAGTACTGTTTTCCATCTGGAGCGGTACGACGTTTGAACATTCCGTTAGAGAAGAATGTAATCGTGTTCCAATCAAGGTACATAATTGCGTCGTCGTCCATTTCTTGGATACCAACAAGTTTTAAAGTATTTCCAGAAACAGAGCCAATTTCGATAGTGTCAAAACCGTATTGTGAAGTCTTACGAGAATTTGGTACTACGTTAAATGCTCCTTTTTGGATTTCTAAAACTTTCATTGCTGATCCAAAGTGTTTGAAAGACATCAATACTTCAGGGGCAGCTCCGCCTTTACCAAGGATTTGACGTTGTACGTACCCATCAAAGATTTTCTCTAAGATGTTTGTAGCACTAACAGCAGATCCGTTGACTTGAACAGCTTGTAAGTACGGGTAAGCAAGTTTTGTTTGCCCGTAGATAGTAGCTCCCCCACCATTTGCCAAAGACAAAAGCTGAGATTTCAAGCTTGTGAAAGATCCAGTCTGAGCACCTGGGTGATAACACTTAGCCACTTGAGCTACTGTGTAAGCACTGATATCAGCCGCAGCACCGCCACGAGTAAGTGACAATGTCACAGAACCTTTAGCTAAAGTTCCGCCGTTGATGTTAATTGCAATTACATAGTAATTTGCAGCAGCACTATTGTTATCTTGTAAAGATAACTTTTGATCCAATGAAAAGCGATCAATACGATCAACCTCTAGAACGCCGCCCACTGTTCCATCAACTGTCGCTTTAGCAAAGTGTGGACCATTAAGCATGTTCACAGAAACTACCATTTTCATGTACATCATGAAATCTTCGATTTGATCAGGCAAAATCTTCAGGAAAGATTTCTCTGGGATTTTCCCATCATGCTCCATCAAGTCGCGGTGCTCGAACTTCATAGTTCCCCAAGCTTCAGGCATGCTCGTGATTTGACCACGTACATACTTATGCTTAGAGATATCTCCATCAGCCGCTAATTGACCGAACTCGATTGATGAGCTGTGCTGTCCTTGAAAAGGAACAGGCAAAGTTCCGCCCTTCCAGCCGTCATCTTTTTGTGCTTTGTTTAAGCAGTAATCACGTTTTTGCATTTCTTCTTGTAACAAATCAATAGCCAAATACTCATTTAGCATTGATTGAAAATCTCTATTTGTTCCCATTTTTTAAATTCCTTTTAAATTAATTGTTATAGTGACCTTGCATGCTCTTTAAGCTCCTGCAAAGATTTGAACGATTTTTTAACAGGGCTCGTTCCTTTCCCTCCGATAACTGGAATAACTGGGGGTTTCTGCCCTGGCATTTGCTGTGCCTGGACCTGAGGCGTTTGTTGGTTCGACATAGCTGGCTCGCCGCCGATCAATTTGGAATACTTCTGCACCACATTGTTAATGGCTTCTTCGACTGTCAGGTCTTTTTGGCCTTGTGACATATAGTGAGCATTAATTCCTTCTTGAACAACAAGGTCTCGGAAATACCCGATTTGTCCCATCTTGCTATCAATTGTAGACGCAAATGTAGATACATCATTTCTAGACAATAGCGTGTCTAGCTGCATTCCCCTGGCTTGGACTGCTTGATTGTACACTTGTGACTGATACGTATTATTTTCTTGAGATAGAAGATAGTTTTGCTGTCTAATCTTCGCCTGCTCATCAATTTGCGCAAGGGCTTGCGGGCCTTGCTGAAGAGCCTCAAGTTTTTTATTCATCCAATTTACTAACTGGTCAAAATTTACATCTAGACCAGCTTTTCCGAAAAGATTGTCGTAGTCGCCTGCTTGCATAAAATGCTGAACATTTCCAACAACTTTATCCATATTAGCGTAGTAGTTTTCTTTTTGAGAAAACTCCTGTTGTCTCTTTTCATAGCGTTCTTTAACGATATCTAGTCCGTGCGCTTTTTCAAAAACATCACGAACTTTTTTCTCTGTTTCGGCGTCTTTGATAATTCCTTTAGCCCAGTCTGCCATTTCTAACTCTTTACCCATGACTTTAAACTTAAAGTTTGGAGTAAAGGCCGGAGGCAAAGGAGCTGTCGCTGCTAGAGTTCCATCAGGATTAGTCTGTGGAGTACTTGGTGTTGCTTCCTGCGGAGTTACCACATTTGTGGTAGTCTCAGGTGTTGTGCTTACCACATCAGTGGTAACTTCGTTTGTCGATACGTCCGTAGACGAATTTTCTGTCGTCATTGCATATTCCTATTCGGGGTCATTCCCTGACCCATGGGTGGACGAGGACCACTTCCTTGTTGTAACTCGTTACCTTGTTTTTTATCTAGCATCCCTGACATTTCTGACACGGCTCCTTGATTCAATGTTGTAAGCACCTCTTGACTTGATCCTTGGTCCGCTAACCTTTTGATTAGCCAATCCACGGATTCAGCAGGAAGTGTTGCGCGTTCTACTCTATTAGGATTCGACTGCGAAGGAACGTAGTAGTCAATCTTAACCCGTGCGCCGCCAGTCGGAATAAAGTCCGCTTGGGCCGCCATAATTTTTTGTTGGTTTTGCGCTTCCAAGTCTTCATAGAACTGAATGTAAGTTTGATAAGAATTTTGTAATTGCGGGTCCAGTTGCCTAAAATCCGATTGTCGAACTCTATTCACTAACCGTTTGATCATATAAGTCGGAGTATCGTATTTATTAGGCGGTGGTTGTTCGCCACGGTCTAAAGCTAAGATCATATTTGTCGCAGTGTCGTACTCAAGAGTTAAATCATTGTAGCTTTCGTCGTTATTAGCAAACGGGGATGTTCTAATAAGCTTTCCAATGTCTTCTCTAGAGAGCTGCTTCCCTACGTACTGTAAAATATTTTGATTAAATAAGAATTTACCCATCATCGTATTAACATCATCAAGCTGAGGTTCAGTTTTTATCTGATAATAAAGAGGCGTTGTTGTTTTAAACTCAGCAATATTAACGTATTCCATTTTACCAACTGCTGCGATCAAACAATCTTCGGGAAGATAATATCTCGCAAGTGTAAGGTACGTTTCACAAATACTTTGCAGAAACATTTCAAATTTCTCACCATAGGTAGAGAATTTCTTTTTGTTTCTTAGAGACATGAATAACTGACCCATAGCATCGTACTTAGCATCTTTTAACTGAGCGTCTTCATTTACATTAGATACTTCGTACATCTCTTTAATCTGATCATTCATGTAAGAAGCATATTGCTCCCCAGATCTTCCACTTAGAACTGTTGGCGCAAGACCTGAGTACTGAAGTGTCCTTACTCCAGGAAGATGGCCTCCGTTTGTTACTTTTGTACCCGACTGAACTAAGAGTTTATCATCTCCAAGAGTGACTTGATGTTCTGCTATTTTTGAAGCAGCGCGATTAATCTCTGCTTGGTAAGGGCGAAGTTGTTTAACAATTGATCTGTGTCTCGGAGAGGTTTGAATTTCATCAAACCCACAATACAAAATCGGGAAAACTCCGTAAGGAAGATCTCCCTCAAACAAAATGCCGCCTTCAACAGTGATGTAATAGTACCCTTGCGGATATTCCATGCACGGCTTGTAGTAGTATTCTTTAACAAGTATTTGATTCTTTGAGTTTTGATAGTTCTGACTATTTCCATCGAAGATGTGATAAGTCCTGTCTGATTCTTCTTTAAGCCAACGAAGCTTTTCTTCATCGTCCCCAACCATGGCCTTCATTTCATCAATTGATGCCATTTTTCTAATACCCCAAAACGGAGTATCTTCAGCCGCTTTTGCTGAGGGGGACCTAAACAAGTTGAAACCAAATATTCTCTCAAACTCAAACTCGCCTTCAAACACAGGCGTTTTTGAGGGGGCTGGCTGGCCGCTTTCATCCGTGAGAGCTTGTCCCGTTTCGTCCGTCGCCTGCTCATAACCTAAAAATTTACCTTTATGCGGATTCCAAAAAATCTTTACAGCACACTCGCCAATCTCAATATAATCCTTGGCCCATTGATGTACTTTAAGTCTTAAATTATGTTTTACCTTAGCATCTTCCCAAACTGACTTATTTAGCTCAGCCGCTTTTGTGTCTGGAAGTTCCTTTTCATTCTTAGGTAAAATTGTCACCCACGGAGCGTGAGAGACTATGTTGTTTACGTATGTTTTTGTTATTTTCTGGATATGGTTTTTTGTAAGCCTTAATTTCTGCTCACTCGATAAATCCTTAGAGTCTCTAACTCTGTTCCAAAATCTAGAATTTTTCTTTGTATAATGGTCACCGGAAATAAGTAGGATATTAGAGCGTTGCTCAGCAAAAAGCTCTTGATCTGCTTTTTCTGATTCACTGTAGATTTGGTTCAAATCTTCAATGGTTTTTTTCTTTGTCTCTGTCTGCATCCTCTAGATCCCTCTCAAGCAACAACTGTTCAAACATGGCAGGGTCTTCTATGTTCATCATAGCAAGTTGATCTTCACGGGTTTCTACAACCTCTTTGTTCAACTCGGACTCTGCGATCTTATCTGATTTTCTCGAATACCTTGGCTTAGGCTTCGAGGTGTCGCTTGAAAAATCTATGGCTGGATCTTCAAGAACTATCTCTAAATCACCATTTTTATAACTTTTAACACCGTTTTTCTTTAAAACTCGGATAATTTTAGTAATTTCTTTAAGTTTTTTTGCATCGGTGCTCACAAGTCATCATGAATAAAGGTCGTTCCAGTAGTCAAGCTCTTCTTCAACGGATTCGTTTTCCTGGGCCTGACTTTCGTTGGTAAACCATTTCCTTCTTTCTTCGGCATCCGTCAATTGTCTAGCAGGGAGTGGGTCTTTCTGGTCGGCTTCTTGTAATTCTTCAATGTCTGAAAAATCCCAAGGTACTGCCATTGCTGCATAGCGTAGTGCGTCTGAAAGATCGTCTAAAGACTTTGTCTTGTCCGCGTCTACAGCTATCGAGCATAGCTCTCCTACAAGCTTTTCATTCTCTGAATCATCAATCTGAATCTTAAGCATTCCAGACTTGAACAAGGTATTAAGTAGTGAAATACCTGCATCTCGCTCTTTATTAGCTGGAGAAAAGCTTTCTCCTTGGTTGCTGGCCACCATGAAAAACTCTTTTGATCCATGATCGTATTTCTGCGCATCTGGCTTTAGCGTCCCTCTAAGCTCTCGGTATTTTTTTAATATATCTGGGCTTGTTGTGGGAATGCCGTCACCTCGCCAAGTCTTAAACACCCTTCCATGCTTAAAGTCTGGACTCACTGATAAAAAAACAATCGCAGCCGGATGTCCTGATTTTCCACCTGAGCCTGGATCAGTGCCAGAATAAACTTTCCATGTCCTTGGAAGTGGGTGCGGGCTTGCGGTGTTTTTTATTCTGTCAAAACTCTCATAGCGTAATCCCTCTGATTTAACAAACTTTCCAAAAATCCTTCTCTGAATCTCTGCTTGCGTAGCACAGCGATTAATTGCTCTTTTTATTTTATCCTCGGTCCAAGGGCTTGGGCTCCCGTCTTCGTACTTTAAACAATCATAAAGGCTTACTTGAATCTTCAAAGCATCTTTATGTCTTTCTTCAGCTATAGTTTTAGGCTCTATGGTTTGCTCCCAATAAAGCTGTCCAAGGGTTGCAGTGAATACCATGTTTAAATATCCGTCTGTGGCATTTAGCCTAGCCGATAATTCTGGAAGAATTTTTATAGGAAGTTCTTCATCACAGGAAACCATATAACAAGTTCCCGTCTGAAGGTCCTGAAGCTTTTGTGAGTAAGCCTTAAAGTAAATAGTTACACCACTATTAAATTCAATCGAATCTATGTCTTGACCGTCGTACTTTGCTGTCCAACCAAATATCGGATGATCCTTGTATTTCCCGCGCGGTAAAAAATCAGGCTCCCACTTTGTCTCAAATTCCACAGTGGCCACAGACAAAGTAGGATACAAATACCAAAACTGATTAGGCTTTTGATCAGGCCTAAGGCCAGGCCAGCGTTTTCTCCAAAAATCTTTATCAAACGCTATACCTGTGGCGTAGTGAATATTTCTTCTTATAAGTGTTGAAGACTTTGAAATCTGATTCGCAGCACACAGAAAATTTTCTTTGTTTAAACTCTCAAAGTATTCTAAGGCCCAGGGATACCAAGGAAAGCCGTAAAGATGCGGAAGGCCTTCTTGCATATCTAACAAGTCTTCAACGTCTTTAAGGGCCTGTGCACGCTCTGCCTCAGGAAGCTCAGCGATCTTATCTATGTCACTCTTCTGGATCTTTGGCAGTATTGGGTAAGATCGGTCTAACATCCCTGGTCTCGATTCTGTTTTTAATTTCATCAAGTCGGTTTAAAAACTTTTCCGCATCCTTGGAACTGACGTTAATGTTTGTGTTGATGTTTTGTTGCTGGATCTCGTGCTTCTGGACCATCGGCCCGTGAAGCCTGTTGTAAGAAAACTCCATAGCCTTTAGTACTACAGCCGCAGCTCTTGAGTCCATGTGTCCATTTGGAAATATAAGGTTTGATTTCTCAATAGCTTCTTCAAGCTTTAAAAAACTCTTCTCTAAAACGCTCTCCATGATGGCCACAGCCCCAGGCGGAGGTCTAAGCATCCATGCAACTTTATACTTATTTTTTAGATAGTAACTGTAGAAATTCTGCTTTAAACAAGCGTTATTGTAGATGTCTGCTGCTGTAATTAAGTCTTTTTTACCTTGGGCGTGTTCTGAGCAGGCCCGCCAAAAGTTCATCCTTAGCAAGTTGTCAGTTGTGGTCACATGAGCCTTGATCTTTAGCTCTTCTTCACTGATCTGGAAGTACTCAAGCGGTACATCTAGAATGTGCCTAGCTACCGCTTTCGGTAATATGTCTAAAGCCCGCTCTAACATTTCTTTTTCATTGTCTATAACAAGAAGATCATTCATTTACTAAGGATTATTACCTTAAAGTAGAATGTCAATAATATTACCTCGGGTCATAGCTATTAGAAGCTCGCCTTTGATCCTTACAGTTTAAAGCCTTGTATATAAACACAATAGTGATTATAGACCCACTGATAAAGCCCGAAAAAAATAAGAACGTCTCATAATGAGTCATGAGGCCTCTAACATTTCCACTAATACCCGCTGCCAAGTCAGCCCATTTTCGGCCAACTTGTGCTTCCATTTTCTGTAGAGTTTATTAGGAACTTTTACTGTGACCGTTTTATATTCTTTTGGTTTTTTCATATGATTCCTTTTTTAAGTTCTTCTCCGTACTCGAACTCACACTCTGCACACTTGGTTCTTTGTCCAGGCTTCGGGCACTGGCCTTCGTCTGGGTAAACAGCGTCTGTAGTAAAAGCTTCTCCGAATACTACATCCCGACTAAAGACTAAAATCAAGTCGTAGCAATTTCTGCAGTAGTATTTTTCATCTTTTCTGTACATTGTTTGCGGGGTCATTTCTTCTCGCTCCAAACGGCTTCCAACTCGACTCCGCAATACTTACATTTAGCCGCCTCTAATATATTTCGAAAATACGGACCGTCAGTTTTAAACCCTGCTATTTTAACTGTGACTAAAGCTTCGTGTTTGCAAGGCTTCTTTGGAAGTTCCTCGATGAGCGCGAGACGGGCTTTGTGAGTTGCAGCGATGGGCAGCGCGTATTGATTGAAGTACCACTGGCTATTGTTCTCTAGGGCATAAACCACGGGCCACGATTCAATAAGATTGTTTAGCTTTTCGTTGGCGTTTTGAGCAGACACTTCGGCATAATTTTTCTCTGAAGTAACGTCCGCATAAAAATCCTCTGGCTTGAAAAATTCCTTCACAGCACCCCCAACACTTCTATGCGACCATCTTTAATTGTTTGATTAAATAATTCTGCGTTTATAAGCATACCTTTTTCAAATCCTAGATTTAGCACGTAGGCCATTATTTCCGTTTCAGTACTCATTATATAAACAGAGCTTGTATGTTCTATACTTGCTTGAACAAGCGGGGTTGCAATACCCAGATCTCCAGTTTGTGATGATAAAAATACGATGTTGCTCATGGGTTCCCTCTTAAATTTTTGGACACAATTTTACTCACAGCACTTTTAGAAACACTAAGGTTCAACGCAATCTTTCCTAAAGACATATTATTTTTTCTTAATAACAAAACCTTTTCCCAATCTATAGACCTTGGACGGCCCGTCGGTGCTTTTGATTTTTTTTGTCCCACTTTTATTCTTAAAGACCGCTCTTCTGGGGTAAGATAATAACTTAAAGTCCCCATACTTGTTGGTACTGCAATTCGTTTCTCCCTTGCAAAATCATATAAGGCCGCTTTTGTGGGAGCCTTTTCTTGACCTAAGAACTCATTAAAATTTATTCTTGTCCATTTAATTACCTTTTCTCTATACTCTACGCTGAGGTCAAACGAGACGGTGAGCATGGCTGCGGTCTCAGTATCGTATTTGAACCATTTCATTCCGCCTATTTTATAGGTCGTCTTTCTATTTAAGAAATAAAAAAAACTATTTACACAAAGTGCCCTTTGAGTATCTTTTTCAATTTTTAAGGGCTTTTCTTGCTTTAAGGCTTCAAAAAGATTTGCGACCTCAATCTCCTGCATTATTTGTCTTGAAACCGATTCTCTGGCGGCCAAAAAAGCAAAAGCAATTTGCATATTTTCTTTTATTTTTTTTCTATATAAAAGAACTTCAAGAAAGCTTTTAATGTTTTCGCTGAAATATGAAAAAAAATCTAAATAAATTAGATCAAATACCTGCTCTGTTTTTGATAAATAATTTTGTACTGTCTCATTAAATATTTGTACCTTTGGGTGTGCATTAAACATTTTTTTCAAGTGCTCATAAATGACCCTATCTTCTTCCAAGCAAATAATTTTTCCTACTCCAGACTGAGCTAAGAAAAACCAGGCATCGTGACCCGTTGATCCTGGTAGGCAAAGTATACTTAGTTTTGAGTTTCCAGACATACGTGCATTTTTTAACATTCCATAAAGGAGTGTGTTTTGAGTTTTTCTTTTTTCTGGGTTGTATAGTTGTGGATTCATCCCTCACCCCCAGCCTCTTTTATCTTTTCAAGATTTGCAAAAGTTTCTGGATGACACCAACAAATTAAAGTTCCTTTTGGGACGTGGATTTCTGGCACTACAAACATAATATCCCCTCGAAATTGACCAAGCTCATACGCTTTTTTTAAAATCTTTTCTGCTGTTACTGATGGGCTCGTTTTAATCTCTATCATTTTTTTGTACCTTAATATATTCGCAGCCATCATAGCCAAGATAGATTGTAAGTGCGGGCTTGCTTGCATCTATTTGTTTCCAAACCATTGGGCCCAATCTCTTATTTCTACCAAAATGTCTTTTCAATAAAAATTGCAGGATGTATTCCTCTATTATAATTATAATTAAAATGTCTTTAATCACCCATCACCCATCACCTCTCAACTCACGAATCTTGGCGAGTGCTTCGTTAGCACAAGCAGCTTGACCTTCGTTTGCATAGTCATCGGGCGAATAATCACCTGTGCTTGACCATTCGTAGCTACTTCTTTTTGATTTCATTTCTAGAAAATCAACCGCCACTTTCAAGGCTTCGTTGTCCAGCTTGTCGCGACAATCGAATCCTGCTTTGAAATACTCAGCCACATTATTGTCAATTTTATTGCAATATTCTTCAGCAATTTCATCGCGGATCTCGCTCATGGTTTTAGGGGTGTGGGTCATTTCATTTCCCAATCTAGGTCAACCAATGTATGCAAAACAAAGCGAGTTCTTTTGCCAATGCCTTTGCACACATCCAACTCATAAGTCGCATCTTCAATTCCTAATGCTTTTTTCTCAACCGCCGCTTCAGCAATTTGAAACGCAGCATTTCTAGTTCGATGTTCAAATAGACTTTTGGCATCTTTCGTGTGTTCAATTTCTTGTTGGGTTTGAATTAACTCTTGTCCAAACTCTAAAACATGTTTATCCCACCACTTAGACAAGGCATATTCTCTATCTCTTGGAGTCGTATGGTACGCACACTCAAGCAACATTCTTTTTACTCTGATTGCGTTGATGTGGTTCATTTCTTCTCACTCCATGTAGCTTGAAGCTCGCTCTTTTTATTGAACATTTCTGATGTGGTCATGTGTTTTCCTCAATAAACTTTTCTAGTTTTAGTAGCCGTTGCCGTAGCCGTAGCCGTAGCCGTCGCCGTTGCCGTTGCCGTTGCCGTTGCCGTAGCCGTTGCCGTAGCCGTAGCCGTAGCCGTAGCCGTAGCCGTAGCCAATAACAGAGTGTTGTTCCTCAAAGTTTATAGTTTGTTTGCCCATTTACCCTGATCCACGTCTATAGATAGAACTTTTGTTAAAACCTCAAACTCAACAACCCCATTACATTTATCAAGCTTTGTGTCTTTAGTCGGCCCGTCTTTTGCCAACTCCCCAAGTCCTTTGGTTGTGCCCCAATTTCTAATTGTACTAGCCTCGTGTAAGAAGCACTGGTCAGCTTTACGTTCAAATTTACCAATTAAAACCCAGCCCCTTTGTAGAACTACAATTTTAATAGGTCCTTCAAACTCTACTTTAGAAGCTAGACTTTTCTCTATATATTCAACTCCGTTAATAATCATATTTTCTCCTTAAGTTATTTAATCATTATCCCCACTAGCTTCATGGCTTAATGGTCTCGTAAGTCGGGCCAAGTCTATCTCTTGGCAGTCCACCTGGTTAAGCGATAAGCTCACCACAAAGCTAATGGGTTTTATTCTTCAACTACCGTACATAAAAATTCTACGGGTTTTCCGTTATGATTACTCATCGTGGCGTCGAACTCTATAGCCAGAAAAATAATACTCTCTGCGTTTTTATAAAGGTTAAATCTCCTTTTTGGCGGGCGGCTTGGTCCTCGGTCCTTGTTTAATTCTTCAATATTCTTTTTAAGCTGAGCAGACCACGGAATATCCGTTGGTCCATAAATCGGGTCTATTTGTCTCAGCATATCTGCAAACCCTGGAGATGTTGGTATCTTAATTTCCTTCGTGTTTAATAGCTCAAGCTGCTTTCTTATAAGCTTAAACTCAGAGTCGTCTTTATTTGCTAAATGTTGGTCGTAAGCATCCACAAACCCCTGTAGCCACAATACAAATTTTTCATGGGAGGTCATTTCGCGGCCCTCTTCTTCATACGCTCCACTGCATTATTAAGAACCAATCTCTCTAAAGTACTCTCCGACAAACGAAGATGCTTCGCTAGCTGCGGCACCGCCTGAAGTGGGATGGGCGCAAGTCCTCGCTCCATAATAGACACGAACTGTGGTGTTGCATACCCAAGCCTTCTGGAAAGCTGGAGTTGTGTGATCCCTAATTCTTTACGGCGTTTAGATATTAGACGGTGGGGCATAACTTTCTCCGTGGTTTAATTTCATCTGAATGTCGTAGTGAAGCTTATACTTTCTTAATTCTATGTTTTCTTGCTGAAGTTTATCAATTATAGAAGCCTTAGCTTTTAGCTCGCTACTTACTAATGGAGATTCGAGGATCTTGTCCCTGTAAATACATAAATGCTTTGCAAATTCTTCGCTTGGAGAATTTGCTCTGTATATGTCAATACCTGGGACGATAAACATAAATCCAAAAGAATAATCCCTAGAAACGTGAGAATAATGAACGGGAGTTTCTTTATCTACTAAGTACGGCTCAAGGCCTATTTCTTTTGAAAAGGCCTTAAAAAAAGAACTGAAGCTCTCAAAAGTCTGTGACATTTAGGGTCCCCTTTTTATGGGCTGCGGATCTTGGTTCGTGAATCAGTATTTACTGAAATACTGATCGAGTGTCAAGGCCCGTGAAAAAAGGAAAGTGCGGCAGAACTAAGCTAAAACTTAAAAGCACGACCCCACCCCCCTCATCAAATAAATGCGAATTTCGATTCGATATCTATTAATATATGACGCTTGCACCGTGTAACAGTTACAAAACACCATGTAAATAATACTTGTGTTACATAATGTTACTTATCAGATGGTTCAACGATACTCGGGCCTTGAGTACTTTGGGTCTCGAGTTGGGACGGGATGGTTCTTGGGCTTCGGTTCTAGGTTGTTGCGAGCGCAACGTGGTCTATAAGATATAGAGACACTAAAGACTGTATCAACTTAAGTCAATTAAAATAAATTTAAAATAATACTAAAGTCTTGTACATACATACCGATATAGTATATAATTAAAGAACACAAACCATACCTAGGAGGTATTTAATGTTTTGCCACGAGTTAAAAGTATATTTCGTTAAAAACAATCACCCTGTATCAAATGACCAGATTATCAAAATGATGGAACTACAACTAAGGGTTCCACATGATATGCCACAACTTAAAGTCAACCCTAAAAATAGTATCAAGTCTTTAATTAAAAGAATTAAATCTCATTTCGAATGTAAAGTTTCTGAATCAATTCAAGACGGTTGTTATGGTGCAAGACCTGGTACATCGTCTAAAGGCCTTTCAGTTTGGATGCACGCAAAACATTTAACAGATCGTTTTGTCACGGCTGAAGGTGAAGAGATGGTCAACCCTTACCATCTTTTAATGGAACATGGTGAATTAGTGCCCGATCTTGACGGCGAACAATTCGACAAATGGACTGAGTGTTTAGGGGTCGAGACAAAAGCAGACAATACATATAATTATTCAGGACAAAACACTGAAGACGCACAACACATTTTTGATTTTCAATTCACAAGTGCTGAAACTAAAGACAACGGCTTAGTTGTATCAGTGATGTTTCATTGTGGTGGAGACCCACGTGGAAACTACACAAACAAAATGATTTTCAAGTTCCAATACATCGAAGATTTTTATTCTGTCATTTATCCATCTAAACAACTTACTTCACAAGATGGTGAATAGTATGAAAAATATAATCTTGACTTCTTTAATATTTTTACAAGCATGCGCTCCAGCAAGTAGTTCATCACCTACAGCGGCTGATTCAAAGGTTGCACAGCCCGTTGTAGCTCCAGCAACCAACGACTGTTCAGCCGATCCTTTAATAGGAACTTGGCAATCTCAGACTAACGCGGCTGAGATTTGGAGATTCAATGCTGATTGTACTGGAGTGAATCAACTTTGCTCTCAGACTTTCACTTGGCCTAGCACTCACTCATACAACTTCTTGATCACTCATACGAGCGGTCAAACTACAGGACCAGAGTGTATGCCCACGGACAACATTGTTAAGCCAAACAGAACTATTAACGCTAACTTTTTGAATGGCCCACTTCAGATTTCAGGAAATTATCACGGGGCTTGGTACTTTAACAAAATCGCCCCTTAATTAAAAAACCATACCTAGGAGGTATTATGAATAAATTATGCACTTGTGGAGTACACTTAAATCTTAAGAACACCACATATATCGGTGAATCCACATTCAAAACAAAAATTGTAAAGTATTATAACTGCAACGCTTGTAAATCTACAATGGTTAGCGTCCGAAAAGTTTGTCCTGAATTTTCGAACCGCTTTGGGACTTCTGTTCTTCTAGAATCTTTCGGTTCCGGCGAATATCCTCGTACACATTTTTGTCGGAAGGATTTAACACGCCGTCGATGGCATTATTTGCAACGTCTTTCAAACCTTGCCAAACGCCTCCAGAATCTTTTTTAACATTTTTGTCCATATAAGGAAGTTTATTATGAGTATATTTAAAATTTCAAGTCTCATTTTAGGATTTTTACTTTGGTCTGTAGGACTTTACATTACAGCTACACTTCTAGTCGTTAACAGTCACTACAACATGGAGCTAGTAAAACAGCTTAAGGCGGACCTAACTCTTTCAGCTCCGGACCGCTTAAAGCTCTACAAGATGACTAAACGATCATTCAGTTACGGGAGTTCAAATGAACAACTTTAAGACCGCTAGACTAGACCGCTTATACTTTCAATACATATGGGACAACCCCAAAATGAAGGGTTGGGACGCTGAAACGCTCGCAAAGGCCCTAGAATCGCTTGGAATGGTACGCCTTCATACCATCGACTCTAAACTTAGATACGAGCGTCTTGAGCCATTTAAGGCCTTTGAGCATCGCGTTAACTTTAATAGCCTGATTCCACAACTAACGGAGGTACGTATGAAAAACGCTTATATTGGAAAATCCTTGAAAACTTTGGCCCTTGTTATTGTTTCATTAGCTTTGGGAGCTTGTGCCTCTCCAAAACCAAGAGGCTTTGAGCTTCCGCCTGCGCTTTCAGAAGTTTTTAGAAATGGAGAGCTTAAGGGTCTAGAGACAGCTACCGATGGAAACTTAGGTATCCCCAACCAAAACGCCCGAGTCCAACATGTTTGTGTTAGCCAACCTTTGTACGACCTTTACGGGAACTACACAAGAACCGCAGTCCGATGTTTTTAAGGAAGTCAACATATTTCAAAATTTAGACTAAACTGATTAACTACTACCACGGCAGTTTTCTCCAACTCCGGAAGCGCACAGGAAGAGGGGTTTATAAAAGGAAATATTAAATGTTCTTAAATTGCTAAACATTAAAATAACCTCTGTATTCCCATTGAAAGAAAACTGCCGTAAATGCCGTGGTAGATAACAAAAAATAATAAAATCAAGTACTTATACCACGGCAGTTTTCACTTTGAAAATGCCGTCCACGGCAGTTTAAAATGCCGTGGTAGGGCCGAAAACCGCACTTTTCCAACAAAACACCCCTGCCCACATTTTAAGCACTGCTTTTTTAAAAGCACCCCAAAACAAAAAAAAAGATGGATTTTTACTCCATCTTTTCAAAACTGCCGTGGTAAACTGCCGTGGTATTACACCACAGCGCATTAAAAATCATCAGCTTTTAACACCATATTCGAGATCCGATAGATCCCTTTCCAGTCCTTAAACGTCTGTGCCCAAGTTTCATCAAGTCTTTTAAAGAACCGATGCTTACCAGGCTTGTACGATCTTCCATACGAATCTTCGTACCATATCTTAAAGACTTCCCAAACCTTGGATCGTTCAGCGTATTCGTCTCTTTTTTCCACGTCTTTGTTCTCTAGATACTTAGAGCCGCCTTCTTTAATTTCAGCTAACCACTGCCCAATAGAGTCGTGCTCCATGAGCCATGAATCCATTTCCTGTAGGCTTGACTCAGGGACAGTATATTTACCTCGGTTGGCTACAACCCGCCTAGCCCCTTCTAAAGCCCAAGCCAATATTCCTTCTTTTTCCTTTAAGAATAAATCAATCCCGTAGTTTTTATCCATTTTATCATTTTCAATTGGCTTTGCTTGTATCTTTAGGAGAATCCATCTTCGTCTGTGAGCGTCTGATTTCTCATAAGTAGCTGGAGTGTTGTTGCCTCCGAAAATATGAACCGCAGGGATTGTTGCGCGGACCAAGGCTCGCCCTTTTCTGTTAATACTTATAGGTACTCTATCCTCTATCGTTTTAATTGTGTGGTTTGGAATTGGTTTATCAAGCTCTATATCAGTTACAATATTTACCATTTTACCAATGAGAGACTCCATGTGAAAGCCTTCGAATAAATGTGGATCAAGAGAGGCACAATTTTCTGGGGCTATCATTTGGTGAGCGGGGTATATAAGCGTACTTTTGCCAGTGGCAGCACGCCCGAAGATCATAAATAGTTTTGGATATATCGGAAACAGACAGGCTCCATACATTTCCTGAACACTTTCAATTTTTGAAGTTTGGTCAGAATCGCCTTCGAACAGACGATTCAAGAAACTCAGAAATTCTGGGCACGTGGCTCGCGGATCGTAGTCAATGTCTATATAATTAAGATTTAAGTCTTTAGTGTCGTGGGCGTGCTCTTCTATTTTGTCATTCATAACTCTTAGTGTTTTGTTTCCTACAACGCAGACGTAAGGACTTGTTATATAGGGGTTTTTATACATGTGGGGGACAATATCCTTAAAAGTCCTTAAGATACTTTCTGCTTTTCGTTGTGAGTTTTGTTTACCGAGAGCCACGTTAATTTGAACGCGGACCTTAGCTAAATTATCTTCTCCTAAAGAGACCCAGCGTTTTCCTTCATAAAAGAATAGCTCACCTTCGTATTTTAGAACTTTGTCTTTATAATACATCAGTATGTGGTGCGCTACCTCAAGGTCTGTAGGGGGTAAGGGTTTTCCGTTTTCGGCGAGCCGCTGAGCCAAGGGCTGAACTCCGTTGATGTAGCCCTCTAGATACTTTGGGTGGGCACCATCCGTGATGACTTCAGCCGTAGCCAGGACTTCACTAAACGAAAGCTCTAAGGCCTGAGTCACAGCTTCAAGGCCCTTAGCTTGCATGATATCGTTAAAGTCACTACAGCCTGTGAGCTGCTCAGGAACACATAAGGTAGCGTGTGCTCTAAGAGCAGCTTGCTCCCCTGCCTCAAGGCCCGCGTTGGGGGTTTTTGTAAAGTCGTTGTCACAGGCTACTACTATTTTAGAGTGTTTATACTTTTTGCGTAGAGCAAGAGCCACGTTTTCCATATTGGTGGAACCAAAAGCACACACTACTTGAGCTTTTGGCCTTGCTAGTTTTAGAGATACCCCAGTGGAATATCCTTCGCAGAGTATGATCTCACTTGCTTGTGTGATCTTTTCACTATTTATGACGTGGATTAAATCTTTTTTACGAGCCTCTGGCTCAAAGCTTTTTGCACCAAGTGGTGATATAACGTGGAGGTTCCAGATCTTTCCAGACAAGTCTGTCATGGGGATGAATAACTCTTCGGTATTGGCTTGGTTAACGACACACTTCACACCTTCAGGCAAAGTATGTAAACCTTTTTTGTTTAGGTAGATGGAACTAGGAATTGTTTCTAGGTCTTTGTACCTTTTCTCCAAAGCAAGAGCCACGGCTTTTTGTTTCGCGGTCCTAGCTTCGCTGATAACTTTTTCGTTTTCCTTATCGACTTCGCTCCATGATTTATCGTCTAGTGCATAGCCATGCTTTTGTGTAAGCTTTTGGCCCGTGCGCCAGTCACCAAGGGTAACGACGGCTTTTCCGTCACGTAAGTGACCAACGTACCAACCCTTTTTACTTGCAGTGCTGAACTCATGAAACGCGCCATCAAGCTCAAGCGTAGGCAAGTCATAGCCCGAAGCGCGAAGCTTTGTTAAAATTTCTTCCATATAATTGATTCCCCTCAATATGTGAAGAATCAAATTAAGTTGACAAAATATCTGGGGTCAATGAAATTTATTTTATAACAGGCTAGTTTCTGTTGCCGCGCAAGCTTTACCTCAATAGGGCTTGCGCGGTTTTTATTTTATCACTATATATAGTGTTTAATTTAACGCATAATGTTTGAGCTTGCAGTTCGTGTTTACGTAAACATATCTTAGGCGCATGACGAATTTAAAGCTTGTAGAAAACACTTCAGACAATGAAGTGATAGATGACGATGTAAAAATAAAAACAATTATTGCTAAGATGGAAGTGCCACTACTATTAGATGTTGGTGGATCAAAGCTTGGCAAAGTTAGAGTATATAGCCGTGATGCGAGCTTTGATAAACTTGTAGATACAAGCTACACGTTAGAGAAAATGATTGGAAGTGAAGGACATTGTTTCGTTGAGATAACGATGCTTCCGCATAGGATTAAACACATCAAAAAGATATTGGTACAAGATCCGTGGTAGGAGAGCCCCAAGCACGACATCTGGGCTTTCTAAGCGGATGTAGGTACGTGAAGGGGCCCTTTCGGAGTAACAACTGTGGGCTATTAATAGTATCGGATATTTTTTAGGTTTTGGTACTGGATGAAAGTATATATTGAGGGGGAAATGTGCTAATTTTAGAAGTTGCTTTATTACTTATAGGCTCTGTAATTTGTGTAGACTTATATAATAGACTAGCCATATCTGAGTCCCAGATTGAAATTAATTTTAGGAAAATAAAATCTCAACACGATTCATTTAGAAATCATGTGTTAAAGCAAGAAAGTATTGCGAGCAAGTTATTCTCTGACCTTGGTGTAAAGTCAGCAGAGATAGATTTAGCTGCTAAGCAGAGAGACGTTAACCTTTTAAAAGCAATTGATGATTTAAAGCCTAAAATTCCAGATCCATGCAAGTATGACCCTGAAAGTTTTAGAAAAAAAGCAGTCACAAAGAAATATAAAAAATAATGGAACTTTGGAAGCACCAGGTTGACACCATTAACAGAGCTTTAGGCTCTAATGAGCTCGCGATTTTAGCTGATCCTGGAACAGGAAAAACTAGAAGCTTAATAGAAATATTAAGAGCTAAATGTAATTACGAGCATAGGCTTTTAAAAACTTTAATATTCTGTCCTAAAGTGGTCTGCACGAATTGGAAAGAAGAACTCTCCAAATTCTCCAACATAAAACCAGAGAATGTGCATGTACTTCTTGGAAAAGGAACGGATAGAATATCAAAGATTAACTCACTAGAAAGTGGTGTGATAATCACAAACTATCAGTCCATGACTATGGCAGGAGTGTTTGAAGCTCTTCAAGGATGGGGAGCTGAATTTTTAGTGTGTGATGAATCTCATAGAGTTAAAAATTCTCAAGCAGTGACTACTAAGAAAATAGCTGCCCTTTCAGCAGGCACTAGATACAGGTACCTACTAAGTGGGACTCCGATTCTTAGGGATTACAGAGATGTTTTTGGACAGTGGCTAATTCTAGATAAAGGAGAAAGTTTTGGTAAAAATTATTTCTTGTTTCAAAATGAATACTTTTACGACAAAAATTATTCTTTACCTTGGGCCACTTGGAAAGAGTACGTTATTAAACCAAACTACGATTCACTCATCAAAGCGATCATGGCTAAAAAAGCGGTGTTCATTAAAAAAGAAGACTGCCTAGATTTGCCTCCGTTTATCCGTAAGAAGATAATTGTAGAATTATCTTCTGAGCAGCGTAAGGCTTATACGCAGATGGAAAATGATTTAATCAGCTACGTAAACGACAAGGCCTGTGTTGCTTCGATTGCGATTACAAAGGCTTTACGCCTTCAGCAGATTACAAGCGGCTTTATTCCAGTCGAAGATTCGATGACCGCGAAGCGTGAAACGATAGGCTTTAAAGATGTACCTAGGCTAGATGCTTTAAAAGAATTGTTAGAAGATTTATTAGAAACGACAGACAAGATTATTGTGTGGGCTTGTTGGAGGGAAAATTATGCTCAGCTCAGAAGATTATTTGAATCTATTGGGGTTAAATACGCCGAGATTCACGGAGAAATTACAGATAAAAAAAGAGAAGAAGACATTAATAATTTCAGGAACGACAAAGAATATAGACTTCTCATTGGAAATCAAGGAGCTGGGGGCATTGGGATCAACCTCATCGAAGCACAGGCTGCGGTTTATTATTCAAGAAATTTTTCACTGGAGCATGACATCCAGAGCGAGGCCAGGAACTATCGGGGGGGCTCTGAGAGGCACAGTCACATCACGCGCTACGACTTAGTGGCAAAAGATACTATAGACGAACAAGTTTTAGAGCGTTTGGCTGAGAAAAAAGCCATTGGTGACGATTTAGTAAATCAGTACAGGAGAAAATAATGGAGCAAATAGATATGGAATTTGAAGCACCAGATGTGTCAAAGACTACGATAGCAGAACTTACAGAATTTTGTAAGTCTATCGTTTTAAAAAGAGAAGAAGTTGAAGAATTTAAGAAGCAATATCAAGAAAAAAACACAGAGCTTGATAAGCTTGAAGCCAGAATGTGTGAAACACTAGAGGCTTTAGGTCTTACGAGTTTTGATTTTGGACAAGGGGAGGTTCAGAAAAGAATAAGAACATCGGTCCGAGTACCACATGGACCTGAAAGAGATGAGTTTTTTAATTACTTACGTGAGAAAAATGCTTTTGATGCTTTGATCACTGTAAATAGTCAAACACTTAACTCTTGGTACAAACGAGAAGTAGATATTGCCGCGCAGAGCGGACAAGTCTTTAACCCGCCAGGCCTTGGACTTCCTTCAGGGAACATAAGCCTAGCAATTAAATTAAAAAAGTAGGAAACATGAAACAAGAACTAACAAAAGTAAAAACACAAGCCGTAGCAAATATTCCAGCCCACCTTATGGACATGAGTCAATACGGAGAGGCTGATAAAACAGATATTTTAATCCCAAAACTTTTACTTCAGCAGGGTTTATCAAAACTTGTAGCTGCTGAAAAAGCTAAGATGGGTGACATATGTGATAGCATCACAGGGGAAACTCTAGGTGATAAATCTAAGCCCCTGGAAATCATCCCACTTAAGCTTTTTAAAACTTGGGTGTTATTTAAAACAGTAGCTGGCAAGCAAGAGTACTTTAAGACAGAGCCTTTTGTTGCTGGAAAATATGACTCTGAAAACGCTATTGTTGACGGCGTACCAGGAGCTGCATATCAGAGTTTAAATTTCTATGTGTTATTAAAAAAAGATTTAACCGAACCATTCGCCCTTCCCTACGCTATTTCTTTTAAAAGCACTGGATACACAGCAGGAAAAAAATTAAACACGCAGTTTGAGATTTCTAAAGCTGCTGGAATGCCACCTTTTACTATGAGCTATAAGTTAGTACCCACTAAAATTACGAACGATAAAGGTGTTTTCTATAATTATGATATTGAAAAAGGCGAGGCTGTTAAGGAATTTACTTTGATTGAAAAGCTTGTAAAAATGCTTTCTACTTCTAACGTCGTGGTCGATGACTCTGACGAAAAAGATCTGAAAGTAAAACCACAAGCTCAAGCTGCTGACGAGTACTAAATTTTTTATCCGTTCTAGCCCTGTGCGGAGAAATTGAGCAGGGCTAATTAATATGAAAAGAAGAATGCCTGTAGAACAAACTGAACTACTTCAAGCCTATGTTTATCCTCGTCACAAGAAGGCTTTAGATCTCATTGCTAAGAATGATATTGATAACTCTGAGTGGACAAGACACAGGCCTTCTGTATCTAGACATGTACGCCATGCGATAGATCAATATATAAGCACCCTACCAAAAGATTTTAAAACTCAAATTGGTCTTAATAAAATCAAATGAGTAAAAATATAATTGTTGAAGACGGTAATCTTCAGGATACGCTTATTTATTTAAAAAACCAAAAGGTGTTAGCCGTTGATACGGAGACCACGGGCTTTAGGGTCTTTCAAGATGACGAACTATTTTCCATTCAGATAACTACTGAAAAGTTAGAGAACTTTTATTTTAACTTTTGGGAGTATGACAAGTGCGGAGCGTGGTGCACTGACGAGGGCGTATTAGATGCCATTTCCTACGAAGGTGAAATCTATAAAACTCTAGGCCCTGTATTGTCTAAAGAAATTATCCCTCGTTTAAGTGATGTACTTCGGGGGAAAATGGTGTTTTTGCAAAACGCTAAGTTTGATATGCATTTCTTAGAAAAAGCGGGTGTGGAATTAGATTTTGAGGTCCACGATACGTGGGTCGGAGGGCGTTTACTTTATAACGACCACGCGTCTTACTCACTGGACAATCAGGCAAAGCGTGAGCTTGGAGAAAGTAAAATAGACCTTGTGATGAAATACATGGATGACATGGGCGCATATTCTATGGAGTTTGTTCAAGGTAAGCAGTCAAAGAATAAAAACTATAGGTTTTACGAAGTTCCTTTTGGGCTGATGTTTGAGTACGGCTGTAAAGATACTGAGCTTACAATGCGCTTAGGCCTTAAACAGGTGGAAGGAATAAAAGCCCAGAACGCAAGACAAAAAGTAGGGACTCTTTATGGCTTTGGGTTTATGGATGTTTACGAAAATGAAAAAACTTTAACTAAAGTCTGTCAGAAGATCGAGAAACGTGGAATTAAGATTGATAGGAGATATTGTGAAGAAGCCTTTGAATTTGAACGTACAAGTTATTTACAAAAAGAAGCAGAATTTAGTAAAGAAACCGGAAGAGAATTTATTGATTCAGGAGATTGCCTCGGTCCAATCCTTAATGCAAGAACTGGAAAAGAACTACCAAAAACACAGGACGGGGCCTGGGAAGTGTCAGAATCCGTGCTTTCCAAGTTGGACGACACTGTAGCAAAGCTTGTTCTTGAGCATAGAAGTCATTATAAAAACGCACACACTTATTTCGCAGGATTTATGAAGTTTGCTGATAAGAATGATATTCTTCACCCAGACATGCTTCAAGCAGGCACAAGAACCGGACGATTTTCATATAGAGACCCCAACCTTCAAAATGTTCCAACTGAAGACACAAGTAAATACCCGATCCGAAGAGCCTTTGTTCCTAGGGAAGGAAAGTACTTTGTGATGATAGATTATAAACAGATGGAATTTAGGCTCATGCTTGAGTACGCTCAAGAGACAGAGCTTATAAGAAAACTTTTACAAGGGTTTGACCCCCACCAAGCGACTGCAGATTTAACTGGAGTCACACGGTCTCAAGCTAAAGTATTGAATTTTGGCATATTATATGGGATGGGAAAAGATAAGCTTGCAGCCGCCTTAAAGTGTACTTCTAAAGAAGCATACAACTTTAAGCAACAATACTTTGACGGACTTCCTATGGTACAAAACTTAATTATTCAGCAAACCACTAATGCTAAAGCTAGAGGCTTTGTTATTAATTGGTTTGGAAGGCTATTTCAATTCCCAGACCAAAGGTTTTCTTACAAAGCAACAAATGCCCTTATTCAAGGCGGTTGTGCAGACGTAGTAAAAAGAGCCATGGTTATGATGAAAGACGAGCCCGTACTTTTGCAAATACATGATGAGATTTTGCTTGAGTATGATTTAGGGGACACAACGTCTGTGGAAAAAGCTGTGCATACTATGGAAAACTCTTTTCCAGCAAAGCGTTTACCCTTGACGACATCCATAGAGCACAGCCTAGAATCTTGGGGTGACTCTATGGAAGGATTACCAGATGCCGCAGAAACCAGAAACCGCGTTCAAAAAGAAAGTCCAAGCAGCTTTGCTAACGCTTGATAATATTTACTTTTTTAAAACTCAGCAAGTAGCCCTGCTTGGCATACCGGACATGATTATTTGCGTGAATGGGATGTTCGTTGCTCTTGAGCTTAAGTCGAAGCAAGGAAGAGCCTCAAAAATTCAAGAATTTAACCTTAATAAAATTAACAACGCTAAAGGGCTAGGGCTTGTTGTCTACCCAGACAACTGGTCAAAAGTTTTTTTGGCTTTAAAAGCACTTTCTAAAGGGGGAGTATATGATCGAGCTAACTTGGCAGCAAGCTAAGAACCAATTTTTCAGACAAGGATTTTCCAAGGTTGTTGGAACTTCCCACGATATAAAAACAAACTACCACATTATGAGGATTTGTAAGCTCATGGACCAAGAGACGAAAATCTACGATGACATGCACTTAAAAATTCTTGAAAAGTACAACGCTTTAAAGCCAGACGGGTCTTACTCTGTACCTGAAGAAGCTCACACGGAGTACAAAAAAGATATGGATTTGTTGTCTGATACTAAATTTGTTATTGAAAAAACAAAAATTAATATATCTAATTTAAAGTGTGAGTTGACACCGATTGAGTTATTGGCTTTAGAGCCTATGCTTTTCGGATTAGAACTTGTAGGAGGGGGATCAAATGGCGAAGAAGAAAAAAACAGTTAAAAAAGTTTCTAAAAAGAAATAAAGCAAAGGCCCCTTTTGAGGGGCCTGCACCTATTGTCCTAGGCCTTTAGGGTATTATTCTTCTTTTGATTTCTTAGAAGCTACGGCTCGAAGTTCAGCTATAGAAGATATAGCTTTTTTCTTGTCGGCCATTTTCTCTAGAACTAATTTCATCAATTCAGGGTTAGCTTTAATCTCTTCAGCTCGAAGAAGATCGTTAACCGCGCAGTCAACTTCCCACTTGTCGTACTTTTTCTCAGACTCTTCTTCTACGCCCACAGGGCTTGCATCAATAGTTACTTTCATGGGTTATTTCCTTTGTTGTTTTGTAGCATGTTCCAGATTGAGTTCCCTATTTCTGGGGAAAATCCTTTTAAATTATCATAGCCAGGCTTAGCGTACGGAGAAAGTAATTCACCCGCTTTTGACAAAGCCTTTGTGTAGTTTTTAACAGCTAAAGGACTTGCAATAGCCGTTGCCCCAGCCGCCCCAGCCGCCATCCCTACAGGGCCACCTAATTTATACCCTAAAGCTGCGCCTAAAGAACCAACAGAAAGACCCCTACTTGTTGAGGTGCTTCCCTTAGAGCTTTTTGCTAAAAGACCAGGGTTAGAAAATTCCCTAAAAGCAGAAAATGTTTTAGCTTCTGGAAAAAGATCGACCCC